AATAGTTAGAACCATATCACCAGTATTTGCATTATAAGTTGCATCAGTTGGAGTAAATGCAGCAGCACCTGTTACTTTAACAGCGTTAGAAGTTGCAGTTACGAATGTATGATCATATGCACCACCACTTATAACAGCACTATTTGCAGCACCAACAAATGTATGTGGATAACGACCACCAGAGACTACTGGGTTAACTGAGTTTGTTGTATTAGTAGCAAATGTTGGAATACCAACCGTACCACCAATAGCAACAGTTAAGATGTCACCTGAACCATATGCATATCCAAATCTATTAACTTCAAAATTAGCAACACCAGTTACATTACTGACTTCAATATCAACAGATGCACCAGTTCCTAGTCCAGTTATTGTATTATCATCAGAGTAAATTAGTGGAACATCCTCATAACCAAGAGGAGAATCAAATCTAACATCGATTGATTGTGTAACTTCACCTGCTCTCTTATAAGAATGGAGATAAGGAGAACTACCAGAATCACATTCAAAGGTATACTCATCAAGAATATTAGTTACTGCAGTTCCATCAAATGCAACATCCTGACTAGATGGCATGCTATTAACTGCTCTAGGTGCAAGAATAATCTCTTCAAGGTATCCACCAGACTTATAATATGTTGGAACATTAGCAACACCAACATTGATTTCAAACTCTGTATTAGAATTAATTCTTGATACCTTAGTTCCTGAATAGATTGGATCACCAGCTCTTGGATAACGATGCTTAGTAGCATTACTATCTTGAGAACATGTGAATACTAAAGATCCAGTAGCAATTTTAACACTAGTTCCTTTACTGAGACTATGTGTACCTATACCTAATACCAAATTACCTGTTGCAGCATCATAAGTTGCAGTAGATACTCCGTAAGGAATTGTAGTTGATATACCAACATCAACCATAATCAAATCAGTAGATGTTAATGCAACACCAATAGTTTTTCTATAAATTGGATCAGTTCTACGTGGATATGCATGAACACTACCATGATTGTCCATATCACAAGACATCTTGATAGATTCTGTTGCAATTCCAATCGTACTTTGTGCTATCTGAATACCATTTGCAGTAGCAGCAAAGAATGTATGAATTGAAGTATTTGTAGAAGGAACAGATTCTAATACTTGAACTTCAAAAGTTGTTGATGAAGTTACATTTGCTTGTAACCAATTAGTTCCTGCTGGATCATGTGGTCTTGGATATTTGTGTTCTGAACCATAACTATCCAAAGCACACTTAAAGGTTAATGATTCGTCAGCAAATTTAATCCATTGTCCACTGGTTATATTATGTCCACCAGAGACTGTGCAAGTAAGAATACCAACATTACCATCATATGTTGCACCTGTTGCAGTAGTAGTTGCTGCACCAGATAAGTTGTGTCCTGGAACTGTTAATACTAAAAGACCATTACCACTAGAGTACTGTACATAAGTTGGAGTGTACTTAGTATTTGTTCCACCAACACTAATTGAATCACCTTCAGCACTTACAAATAGATGATTATAAGTACCACCAGTATGAACAACAGATCTACTAATTCCACCAGTTGTAGCAGATACAAAAGTATGAACACCAACGTTTGTAGATGGAATAGTATCTAAGACTTGAACATCAAAAGTATCTGTAGTGATATTAGATGCTGCAATCCACTTATCATAGATTGGATCAGTTGCTCTTGGGTAAGCATGATTACCACTACCAGCAGTACAAGTAAAGGTTAATGCACTTTGAGCAATTCCAACAAAATCACCATTTCTGAATGGATGATTAGCAATGGTAAGCGTCATATAACCTGTAGAGGGGTTATATGCCGCTGCAGTAGGTGTAAATGTGTCTGTACCGTCAAATGTATGAGTAAACTGATGCTTAGGACCAGAAGGACCAACATCTAGAGTAATTGTTCCGTTATTATGAGTAAGACCCTGATTAGTTGCGGATACAAATGTATGTGCATCTACATTAGTAGATGGAACAGTTTCTAGTACCTGTATCTTAAGGGTATTAACAGTTGTATTAGCAATTCCTACCCACTGACCATAAATTGGGTCATTCTTTCTAGGATAAGAGTGTGTTGAAGCATGATTATCTTTAGCACATGTAAACGTTAATGAGTTTTCAGCAAGTTTAACCTTATCACCAACATGGAATCCATGAGCATTAATAGTAAGAGTTAAAATACCTGTTGTTGGGATATATGCTGCATTACTTACTGTATGCAGTGTTCCATCAGCAATAATATCAACTGAAGTGTCTGTAATAGTGTCTCTATTTCTAGGATAGGTATGAACTTCAGTACTCATTCCACAAGTCATTCCCAATCCAGTTAATGCTATATCAGTACCAACTTTAAGTTTATGACCAAGAACTACTTCACCACCACTTACATAACTTGATGGAATAGTAGATATTCCTGCATTAAAGACCAAGGTATTTGCATCTGGTGCAGATATAAGTTCAAAGGTATCACCAGTTGGAGAGTTCTGAGCATCTCCTGGGAAGATATCGGTTGTAATACCAACTTGTACAACACCACCATTATTCCAAGTGTGTCTTATACTTGATATACCAACATTAGCAGTAAAGGATGTTGCTGCTACACCAATTGTTTTGAAGGAATATCCTTGTGATCCATCTGGGAAGACAGATGTAGTAATACCAGCATTAACTGTACCACCAGAAACATAAGTATGTGGAAGAGTTGAAACACCAGCATTAAATGTAAATTGATTTGATGTTGGAACAGTAAGTACATTAAATGTATATCCTTGACTACCATCTGGATATAATGAGTTACCATAAGCACAGTTAAGACCAATATTATCCAATCTAACTTCACTACCAACACCGATAACACCACTAATAGATGTTGCAGTAGTTACTGTACATAAACCAGTTAAATTATCATATGCAAATCCATTAATACCAAACTGTTGACCATATCCTTCAGCACCACCAACAGGACATGTAAAGTTTAATTCTCTTAGTTTAACATCTTCAGTGGCAGTTAAACCATGATTACCTGCAGTAAAGAAGGTAGCAAGACCTGTTGTTTGATCATATTGAGCACTATGTATTGCAAATGTTTGACCATAACCAACACAAGTCATTCCAATACCTGATAGTGCAAATGTCCTACCAACAGCAGTTTGCTTCACAAGTCCATGAGGAGTTGCGGTAGTAATAGTTCCAATACCAGTAGTATTTGTATAAACAAAGTTGCTGACTGCTATAGAAGTCGTTGCAACAGATACAGTCATAATACCAGTGGTATTATTGTATACTGCATTAGTAAGATCAACAGGTTGATAGTAATCACAAGTAAATGCTGCACCAACAATAGTAACCTCATCACCAAGATCTAATCCATGCTTTTGGGTTGTTTGTACAGTTGTAATACCAGTAATTGAACTATAACCAACATTAATGATATTTCTTGGTTTATAGAACCTTGCAACCTTATCAACAATTACATCAGTAACATGTCCATCAGTTACAATTGCATTACCAACGTAAGTAATACTTGCTATTCCTAAACTCTTAGTTTGAACTGCAACCCCAACTGTTTGTAATCCAGATCTATATCCAGATCCAGTCAGACCAATAGCAACTGCGGTAATAGTACCAGCACTTGATACAACAGCAGTACCACCTGCAGCAACTAATGGTTGGAATCCATATCCGTCTGTTGATCCAACACTAACAATAATTCCACCTCTTGGGATATCATTAACATTGATATCTTTATTAGAACTATAATCAGATACCTTACCATTGAACCCTAGAAGAGTCTGTGTATTGCCATTATGCTGTTCAATCTTATAGTCACCTGATATAGTAGTTACTTCATTACCAAGTCTCTGTGGACCTTGGAAGATGTCATTTATAAGAACAATTGCATTACCTGCAGTAATAGTATCAATATCATCACCTTTATGTTGCAATATAAAGGAAGTTGTTATTCCATTAAATTTACTTGATAGATCATCAAAGACGAAGTTATTATCATATGCCTTAACAAAACTAGTTGTAAATGCTTCATTAATTGCAGATCTTAAGAATACTCTTCCACTAAATCTGCTACTAGTTGTAAGTCCAGTATAATCAATCTCATTACTACTTGGAGCAGTTGTACCATATCCAACAGGTTGATTACCCCACATTGCCTCAGAGAAGTGAATATCATTCTCTACAATATTATAATTACCGACTAATTTAGTAACTGTCGATAATCCAGCATGAGATGCTGCAGTAGAACCCATCCATGCTCTTCTTACAGTCAGTAAGTTATTAGTTTTATCAACACCAGCAACCAACATGGTTTCTTGGTTAACTTTAACTAAATCACCACTAAAGATTGATGAAATACCAGTTATACCAAATACCGTAGTTCCAACACCAACAGCAGATGAACCAACAGCAAAAGTATTAGCAGTAGATACTACAGGTGATTGAATAGTACCATTAACAGTTAAAAGTAATCTATTATTTGGATCTTTTCCTCTAAAGATGTGTGTGGTTCCAATACCAACACTATTGATACCAACATATACAGGATTAAACCTAAGTGAATCAGTAGCAGATATTGCAACCTGTATCTTCTGATTATCAAGTTTAATTACATGGAATGATCCTGGAAGTTTTGTAGTGGTTCCAATTCCTGGACCAAAGTCTGTTGAATCAATTACAAGTGCATTAGCAAAGTCATTTCCAGGTGGAATATATTCAATTTGTTCACCAGATACAAAGTAATGGTTTTGAAGATTAATTGACTGTTCGTTAACATCTACAATAGCATCATCACTACCATCAAATCTCTGCTCAAAAATTGGATCACCAGCACAGAATAAACCAAAGTCTCTCTTAGTACTATTAAAATCAACACTAAAATCATCAATAGGAAGAACCCTATTACCGATAAATTCTTGATACTTTGCTAAGAATGGTAAACCAAAAAGAATCTCATTAGATACCAATTTACTGTTTACAGTAATTGCCTTTTCCCTTGCAGTATCAAAATCCTTAATCATGTTAAGGTCAACAACACTTGTTAGGTCAGATACTGCAATAAATGCATTTAAATCTTGTCCTGTACCCATTCCAACAATAGATGGATCATATGAATCTGCTAGTAACTCACCAAACTTCTTATATCCAGTAGTATGGTTAAGATTACTTACATAAGCATTCCATTTTTCAAAAGATATAGGAGATCTTACTGCATATGAGAAGTACTGATAATAGTCATTATCATGCATTCTTTGGAAGAATCTATTCAACTTACCAGTGTCTTTTAAGAATCCCTTCTTAGTAACACTATTAGAGTTGATTGAATATGTACCTTTAACTCCATCAACAGAAGATATTAATCCTTGGTTTTGAGTAGATTGACCAATAATAACATCACCCTTATTAAATTGATCTTGAGATCTTACCTTAAGGAACTCATTTCTATTATCATATTCCTGAACTACACCACTATTATCAATTTGATTGGTAATAAACTCACCTTTAGCAAATGAATCCTTCTCAAGGAATATTTCAAATGTGGGGAAGTATGATTCAGGAGTTACTGTTCCAAATGATTCAAAACTATCAAAATCACCAGGTTGTTCACCAGGATTTAATAATCCAGTTAAATTATACTTAATTGTTGGGAAGTCTCCACCAACATTAGCATCTGCTTCTGTAATAGTGAATAATTTATATTCATATGCAGCAGAGTTATATCCTCTACCAACTCCATTAAGGGTATTAGTATTCTCAACTAATACTCTACCACCAACTTTATATGGATAAGCCTCTGCAGATGAGAATGTTACAGCAAATGCAACAGTAACATCATTATTATTATCAAAAGTAATACTATCAATCCTTGTACCATTTGGATTGTTGGTTGGCATCAAAACTGGAGTAACATTATACAAACCAGTTGTATTTCTAACAATTTCTATTTCAGTATCACCAACATCATATCTTAAGAATGCTTCAGTGTTAACACGACCAGTAAATCCGTCAACAACAACTATATCAGGTGTTAAGAAGTAATTAACGCCAGGATCTTTAAGTTTAACATTTTTAAACTTAGATAGTGGTTCAATCTTATATGTTGCTGGAAGTGATGCAGCAGGTCTTAAAGTATTATCTGCAGGGTAATCAAATCCAATATCAGTTAATACTACTTCATTAAGTTTACCAATACTTGTACTTCTTGGAAGGAATAGTGCTCCTGTTCCTGCAGCACTAACAACTTTAGAGACATATGGAAGACTCTTATATCCAGTACCATTAGAATCTAATGCAACCGTACCAACAGGTCCAGTAGCACTAGTAGATGTTGTCTGATAGAGAACAATTGCTTCACCTGTACTGTAAGAGGGTTTCTCTGGAGTATCATATAAAGTATAATTGAAGGTATTAGTAGTTAAACCACTAACAGTTGTCTTTGCATCATATCTACTATTAACTATAGATAATCTGTTTGGGTTACTAATCTGGAAGGTATCACTAAGCATCTCAGTCTTAGATGCAGCAGCACCAGAACTAAGAATTGGATCTAAATTATAATATAGATTATTTGGCGTACTCTTATCAATAATTAGTGTTAAATTTGCATTCTGTTGACCAATTACTCCACTCTTTTGTACATGGAAGTCTAAAACAATAGTTGATATACCAGCATTTGCTTGAGACGTAAAATATAAATCACTAAATGCAGAATCTCTAAAAATATTAAAATCAAAAGCAGGTGTTCCGCTATTTGATAGTGAAGAATCTGATAAGTCAAAGACAATAGTATTATTTCGGTATGCTTCAATTTCTGGATTAATTGGACTAAATGTACCAAAAGATGCTGAAGTTATACCAACAATCTGAACCCCTTCCTCAGAAGTTATCTGGTTATAATAATTGTTAGACAACTTAACTGTATCTTCATCAATAACAATGACATAATACAATTGTGAGTTATTAATTCCTCCAGTAGGAGTAGATGAGTTATGAAGAATCTTATCACCCGTCTTCCATCCATGATTTACAATAGTAAACCTATTATTTTCTTCGTCAACATCAGCTTCAAGGAATCCTCTTGGATTAACCAACATTCTTCTATTACCATCATCATACTTAATAGTAACAGTTGTTTGTATTCCAGCAGTAACCTTTAAATCTATATAATCACCATCACTTAGATAATGAGAACTACCAGTACTAACAGTAGCAGTTTTCTTAAGAATATCTGCAGTAATGATATTCTTATAAGAAGTCTTAAAACTATGTACTCTTCCACTTCCTGGAGATTCAATAGTTAACAGACCTATAGATGCAGTAGTTCCAACACCTACAAAAGTACCTGTAGTACCTATACCAATTTGATTGGTTGAGATGCCAATAAAGTTCTCATCATGAACAGCTGCATATAACGTTGTATTATCAGTTAACCAGTAACTAGTTGATCCAACACTTACATTTGGACCACTACTTCCAGCACCAACATGATAGATAATCTTCTCACCAGTTCTTAATCCATGTCCAGGAATATAAAAGGCATCTTTTATTGGACTAATCTTATCAATACCCGCACCTGGATTTTGTAAGAAAGTTTTACCTACGGTTTTAGCACTAGACAAAACTTGAGTGTCATAGGTTGAAGCATAGGGAGTCATAAACTCACTTTTCTCTACCTGTACACCTGCAACATAGAATGTAGGTCTAGCATTTAAAGTTGCTCTAATAGTAGTTCCTGACCCTACAGCAACACCATTAGCACCAAACTGTACCCTATGAGGGTTAGCATTAGTAAGAGTAGTAAGTTTAAATCTTTGCCATTGTGTAGTAAGAGTTACTTTTTGATGATAGTAAACATTGACCGCAGTATCCTGCAAAATCATCCAAACTTCTTCTCCACCTTGATCACCCTTTAAGAATGCAGAGAATGTATGAACATTACCTGAAAGTGTAAATGTACCATTTTGCAATACTACGGTATCAGTAGCAGATGTTGTTGTAGCAATTCCAACCTTAGCAGCAGAAATATTACCATCTGGAGTCTTAGAATGATAGTATGTTACTGTTCCTATTCCATTACCAGCAGTTGCAGCGGCCCAAGTACTTCCAGTAAGAGTTGCAGATACAGGATCTGAATAAAGAACTAAGTTTTCACTTATAAGTCCAGTTACCTCTTCAGGTTCAAAATAAAGAGTTCTATCTAATTGATATTGGGTTGTAGTTTGGAATCCAGTATTAATAGAAAATCTGCTTGGATTTTCAGTTAATATATCACCACTCTGATGAGCAAATGCTGTTGCAACACCCGCAATATCTCTTTGTACCCTAATTCTCTTATTAACACTATCAATATTCAGTATTTGAATAATCTCAGAATTAATACTATAGAAGTCATTTACAACAGTAGTTGGGAAAGTTAAATCACCATCTACATTAAAGTATGTTGTAATACCTGTGGAATTAGCAGTACCAACATTACCCCTTAAAACAAGTGTATTAGTAGTAATACCAATAGTATAAGTTTGCGATAATTCTGTAGATAGTAGATTTAAATTCTGCAAATCTATTAAATCACCAGAATTAAAGGTATGAGAAGTTGTTCCAAACCCAACAAATTTACCTTTACCTAAAGTTGGACTAAATTGAATATTACTTAATTTTTTAGTATTATATGTAATATTAGTTACTGTTGGCCCTGATATTTGTGATATACGTGCATATGCACCACCACCTTCCGTACCTTCATTATTAAAGAAGATATTATCAGAAATATTATACTTATCACCTGGTGCAATAATATTGAGTGTATCAACTGATCCTGGAGAGACTGCTACAACTTCAGTAAATCCTTCACTGAATACATTAGGTTGAATAAATCCTTTATACCTAGAGTTTTTACCTCTAATACCATATGGACTGGTATAACGGGTATAATTACCATCATTAAGATCAACAAAATTTAAAGTAGAGAATTGACTAAAGTTAAAAGTCTGAGGTTCTCCTTTATACTGAGGACCAATAACATATGGGAATACTGGTTTTAGATAACCCGCAAATGGTCCTGCAACCTCTGCAGAAGCGTCTATTGTTAAAAAGTATGCATATGTACCATTAGGGAATTCAGGAGTCTTACAGAAGCGTCCATTGAACTCATCCAAGTCTCCTTTACCAACATATTTGTAATCTTCAATAAACATACCAGATCCATAACTTGGTGGTCTGATACCAGATACATCAACTCTTAATTCGTAACTAGTTTCGATTCTCTTAACAGAACCACCTTCACGATCTGCATATCCATAAGGTCCATAAATTGGGAATCCATCAAATGCCCATCCTACGATAGGTGAATGATATTTGTTTGTATTAGTTTCATTTGCTATATCTGCTCTATAGATTGTGCTTCCATCAACGTCAATTGAAGTTGATAAAACCTTTCTTCTAAGTTCTCTAGGAGCAAATGCATGGGTATATTCAATTTCATTACTAGAGTCTAATGCAAGTGTCAATACACCATCATCTTGAGGTACTTCACCTGTCAACATTAACTTCTGTACTAAGTTAATAGTCCAAGATTTAATTTTTGCATTAAATTTAGCACCACTACCAGTTGATTCAACTGTTAGGAAGGTATTAGTGTTTTTATAACCAAATCCACTATTAATGATCTTTACATCAGTAAGTTTACCCTCAACAATAATTGGATTTAAGATTGCACCATTACCAGTACCTTCAATTAAAATAACTGGTGGTGAATTGTATCCAGAACCTTGATTATTGATAATAATGTCAATAATTTTACCTTCAGATGATACAAGTGGACTTACTTGTGCATTTTCACCGTTTATAAGAGTAATTACTGGTTGTCTGTTATAATTAAGGATTTCATTATCACCATAATTGCTACCATGAGCACTTAATGAGATAGATTCAATATCTCCAGTAAATACGGGGTTAATTTTTGCTCTAAAGTCTTGTCCAGCAAATGTTCCAACACCAATTGGACCTTCAATCTTTACTTCAATTGGAGTATATACTAACTTATGAATTCCTGTTCCAATATCAGGAAAATCGATATATCTATTGTTAATATAATAATAATCTTCAGAAATACTATCACCAGCACCAACTATTATTCGTTCAGAAAGTCTAATACTATTTGGATCTATTACACTTACATAATATTGGGTAGTTGAAGCAACTCCAACAGGGAATGCACCACCTTCATTAATAAATTGTACAACTTCTCTATTCTTAAGGTTATGTCCCTTAATATTGAGTTTATTGTCAAATATATCTACCTCAGATGGATTAAAATATAGAGTTTTATTCCTATAGTCATAACCAGCATTAACAACTTCAATAGAAGATATTACCTTTTTCTTTTCAAATGCTTCTATGGTCTGTAGACCATTTCCATATGTACTTAATCCTACAGTGTTAATTCCACTAATAGCATCATCTAAAGTACTATGAAGTTTAATTGATTTTTCATCAACAAGACTAGCAAAATAAATTGACTGATTAACCAATCCACCCAATACTGTTTGATCGTCAGACTTGTATACAACCTTCTCTTGAGGTCTTAATTTATGGAATGTAGAAAAACCAATTGTATTATTAACAATATCTACATCAACATACTCTGCCCCCGCATTAAAGGTAACTTTATGAGTAATATTAGATACATTACACTTAGCTTCAGCACCTGTACCCTCTCCACCAGTAATAGTTACTTTTGGTATTATTGTATAGTCAAAACCAGTCTCAAGTACATCAATTCTCTTTAGAGACCCATTAATATTACAAACACCAGTAGCACCAACTCCAACATTAGTAGTTCCTGCTCCAACACCATCCTCAATATGTAATGCTGGTGGATTAATTACATCATAGTTAGAATCACCTGATGATGCAATTTCAATCTCATCAATTTGACCATAATATACTAAATCACTAGATTTATAGTTTGTTAATTCAACTCCATTAACAAACATACCAATTTGTCCAGATGCAGTATCAACTGAAATACCACCTAATTTTGGTGTACTGAATTTTCTAACAATATCTTGTCTCTTAAGGGATTTTCCCCTAAAATCAAGCAATTCAAGTTTATTATTTGTTACCGTACCAAAAACTCTTAGAAAAATACCATTCCTAATATTTGATTTACTAGTAGCAAGACTAATTGTACTTGCATTGACTTTTTTAACAAAATATTGACCTTCGGGTATATCAAGTGGAATATTATTATTAGCACTATACCAAACAGGATCACCAGTGAAGAATGGGTTTGATCCAATATTTAACTGTTCTCCATTAAACTGACCACTAAACAACATTGATAGTGGTTTTGGATCTATTGGAGTATTAAAGTAATCTGGTAATGATGGAGATACTGCATATGTATTCTGTTTATCATCAATATACATATTCTGCATATTTGCAGACATATTTGCCAAATCTGGAAGATTAACAGCAGCAACTTTTGATATACCTCGTCTAATAGTATAGACTACATTTATCAGAGGAATATTAGCAGGTAAATTAACATCAAAACTCTTGTCATCTGCAACTCCAAGAACACTAACATCATAAACAGTACCATCATTAGCAGTTAAAGTACCAATATCACCTAAAGTGAAAACATGAGTATCATATGTTGTTATTCTATATTGAGCAGCACCATTAATATTATTTGTTAATTTTACTAGTCCAGCAACATCATATTCTGGAGTAATATTTAAAATCCAACTCCTAAGAATTTGAGCGTCAGAATCATGACCAAGAGAGACGATTTCTACCTGATCTCCTGCTTGATAATAATTAGATGCTTGTCTATCAAAAGTTAATTGACCAAGAACACCACTTATCTTTACTCTTATCTCCTCTCCAACAGAATTAATGGCATATGCATAATCTGGTGTTTCAACATTAGTCTCAACAGGAATTGGAATTGGAGAACTTAAACCAAAGAATTGGGTAGATGACTTAGATGTATATGGAATTTCATAATCAACACCATCTACAGTTACTGATAAAATACCAGAAGTAGGGAAACTAATAGTAGAATCAACATCAATCCAAACCTGGTTTAAACCTACTGCTTCAGTAATTTTAGTTTTAGGATGTACTGAGAATTTAAATTGTTCAAGATCTGGGTTATAGTCTAAACTTAACCTAAAATATGATGCTCCATCTTTAATTATTTCTTCTACAGCAGTAATAGAACCAGTTGCTTTTACAAGGTTTGCTGTCTCATCCTGGAAAAGAGTTCTATTTACTAAGTCGTTTGGATCACCTAATAAATCCTTAACGACTAAATCTCTAACAATTCTATAATCTGCATCTGATGCTTGCAGCAAAAAGTCCCTTGGTTTGACAATTGATACATCAACACCAAAGATTACCTTAAAAAGTATATCAAACGAAGATGTAGAACCCTTGGAAGCATAGAAATCTTTTAATCTAGATACAATATTCTTTTCGTTTACTTCATCAAAGAATTTAACCTCTTCAAAACCAGGGGTATATTGCTTCTTAAACTTCTTATAAAACTCAAATAGGAATAGTGCATGTAAATTATAAACAACCGTGCTAGAGGCGTGTGTAGACACCCCTGTTTGACTAAAAATAAGACTGTCGTCTTCTTGTCCCTTATAAGAGGTTATTCCACTAAATCCTCTTGAGCAATTAACAAAAGAAACAGGAGTTTTTGATTCATAACTGATAATCTCACTATCAATTTGAATTAAACCATTATTGTCAGGAAAACCTTGCGTATTCTCTACTTCTATAGTCTCAGAGAACAAATCACTACTAGATGTAGTATTTGTAGTGTAAACTAATTCTGATAAGTTCTCTAATCTTACATATTGATCAATATTATTGAGAATATCAGTAGGACCAGCAGGAGACTCCAGCGATCCATAATAAGACCTAAGAAACCCCTGAAATTCGGGGAAATTCTCTTTTACAAAATTGGGAAGATGATCCTGTACTAAATGACGGACCTTTACTCTATTATGCATATTCTTATAGTCTTACGTAATCCCCGTTGAGGTAGCTAGACGATACTATATATCCCGATCCTGAAAGTTCTGCTCCAGAAGAAATCGTATCGGTAACCATTGTCAACGCAGAAGACCCTGAACTTAATTGTAAGTACAAATCCTGCTTCCCAATGATGTCATTAGATTTTGGTAATGCGGAGAATTCGATAATTTCATCTCCAGACACTTTTTTAGATGTAGATATGATATTAACTGCATTAATCAGTATTTCACCCTTCACATAATCAATAGTACCTACATTTTTTCTGACAACTACAGGTTGCTGTTTAGCATCAAGTCTAATCATAACCATATTACCTGTTAAGTAGTCACTATTAGGCACATCAGTAAAGTAAACAGTTCCTGTTATACCACTAACTCCTACACCAGAAGTCTTAATATTGTATCCAGTAGGGTTTTTAATGTGGAATTCATTACCAAAACATACTTCATATTCTGCAAATTGATTCATTAAGACCCTAAGATCCCGTCTCATTTGTACATTTGTGATGTTTGAGGTAATTGAACTACCTGAATCATCAATTAGTTTAAGGAATTTACTGTATTTAAACCTTGAACCGTACTTATTCAAGTCTGTAGACTTACTATATTTATCGATATTTGCAGAGATTGTCTTTTTCAATGATGCTGCATCACCAGTATTAGAATTATAATAGATAGCAGACTCATATTCTATGTAAAGGTACTTCAAATCAATGAATTCTGGGATAATACCTGCAACAGCATACTTCTTCAAAGCAATTTTTAGGTTATCTTTGATGTTATTTGGTAAATATGTACCATTTTTAGGTTTAACAGTGATGTAAACCTTACCAAATTGAGGAGGAATTAACTCTTCACCACCAAAAACCGATACAGACTCAGTTTCTGGGAAGATTTGAGGTAGAATGGTCTCATAATCAGTAGCAGTAACCGCTCTATTTTGAGAGGCATAGACCCTAGGAGCAAATTTCTTGATAGAAGAGATAGTTTCAATGGCAGTACCACCACCTGATACCTCATCAACCGTTATAATAGGAGAAGATAACTTAATAGAGTTGCCATTATTATCAAATAATCGCCCTACAAAAGTAAAATCGGACACTCCATTAGCATCTTGTGCTGCTGTCGTGATATAAGAGCAAATAATGTAGTTACCATCCTGTAATTTACGTCCAAAAACACCATCACCAAAGAATATTTCGTATTTTTGGTCTTGAATTTCATTCAAAAAGAAGACATCCTGACTTGCATCAACTTCAGTGATGTTATTGACGTACTTATACTTCCTACTAATGGAACTTGTCTTCGATTCTCTTACGTCTATTCTCAATAAGGTGGTATCTATAGCGTTATTATTGAGAACAAACCTTTGATCCTTGTTTAAACTGTCGTAGGTGAACGATTCAGTGAGGTATATGCCCTCATAAACGTCCAGATCATTAAATGTAGCAATACCACCCGATACAGGGACTGTAACGTCTTCTGGAATGGAGAATGTAAAACTTTGTGTACCAAATTTAGATGAACTAGTACATACAATACCCTTCCTAAGAGTTACTGTAATAGGATTAGAACTTAATGTTGCTGTAGATACGAAAAATGATATTTTTGCCTTCGCTGCTATAGGTGATCTCGGTATATAACCAACGTTTCTTGCTAATGATACGACATTTTCCCTTAAAGTCGCAGCATCAATAAACACCTCATTTGCTAACATGTTAGCATTGTAAGAAGAGATGTATGTATTATATGCTAGGGTGTCTAAAAGTATAGAGAAGTTCGATCCATCAAAGTCAAAGTCTGTAAAGTCACTATTTGTACGTAGATAACTCTTAATTTGACTTTTTATCTGGTCAAAATCTAAATTTGAAAAATTTACTAACGCCATTATTTACCTTGTAGGAAGCAACACGAATTCTAACTGTTGCGGTTGTGCGTCAATACCGACTATAAGATAGATTACTGTCACATTCATTGCATTACCCCTAAAATCGGGTTCTACAGTGACTGTATCTACTTCTACTCGTGGTTCATAATTTTCTATTACAGTTTCAATCTCTCTTCTTAAGTTATCTGCCGTGAAGGTGTCAATTGTCTCAAAAAGGAGTCTATTAACTGCACAACCAAGATCAGGATCAAATATTTTTTCGCCCTGTATGGTTAATACAAGGTTTTGAACGGAACGTGCAATAGCAGACTCATTCTTAAGTACCAAAAGGTCTTTAGTAATGGGATTCCTTTTTAAAGATAAACTAATATCTTTAAATCCAGTGCTTGACCGCTCTAGAGGCATGATATTTATTAATTATTAATTATTATTTAGCGACTTCCCAATCAGTTCCTACTTCAGTAGGATCATATAGTTCTTCTTTGTGTAAATTACGATTGCGTTTAGCAGTCTTATCCAAATACTTATCTGAGTCTGTTTCAGTTAAGAGACCGCTATCTTTAGCAGTATAATCAGGGTTTACCCAAATATCCATGAGTTCGAGGGGGTTGGTCGTACTATATTTATACGGTTTCTGACCAATACCCTTTTCTTAACTTCCAGTCAGCATACATTTGACCAAATATCATTCCTTCGTGCGACTTTATATCTGCCCCATCAAGTAATTCTAATTGTCTTTTAGAGAGTTTGCCGCCCATCATTTCTCGGTATTCCTTAGGGAAACGAGCGATTGCGGCGGTTATGTCTTCTGACTTCATTTGCCCTGACCTTTGTATCTCTTCTTGGCACTATTTCGAGAGGTTGCGGCATATTTTGTATGCTTGCCTCTTCCTTGTCGAGTTTTTTTCGGGGTAACCTCTGATACGGTTACTGATCCAAAGTTGCCTGTTTTAGTTCTGACGGGCATTACTATCTCCGTTGTGGTTGTACATCAATTTTGTCTGGGTCAATATTATTCTCTTCGTCCGAGAAAAAGCGGTCTGCTAAGTCTTGTAGAACTTCACTTAACTCATCCTCTGTGAGGCACTGATAAAGTACCTCATTATTATAGTATAAGTTGTATAAGGTTCCTACATTCATTAGATTACCCTTGTCTTCTCGTGACCGACTCTGATACGAGGATCGCACCAAGTCTCAACGTCTGCTTCTTTGGCATCTAGACAGAATGAGACATCTTCGCCACACATGTCTTGTACTTTACCAGACTCAAAGACTTGCATCTTAGGAGCAAACCAAGGATATTCGAGACGTTCAAAGACACCCTTACGAATCATAACCCAACCGAATCCTGTATAATCGACAGTGAATGGTTTGCGTCTCTTACTCATAGACTCTACAGTCTCGTGATTCATAACTCCACCGTTCTTACGGAAGTCATCTTCATCTAACCAGTGAGCAACTGAGGTAGTGTGTCCATCTTCAGTGGCATACCATCCAGCAGTAATTTCTTTCTCTGGTTGTTGGATACCATCCTTGTCTGGACCAGGTACTGCAAGATCACACAATTGCCAGAACTTCTCTGTACTGAATACTATGTCACTATCAATCCATAACTGATAGTCATACTTAAGTTTACCATCCCAAGGTATCTGCTTAGGACCACGTAATACATTTGCTCCGAGACACTTGCAACGTGCAAAGTTAACCATAGAAGAGTAATCCTGCGAGATCTGAATGCTCATCTGATTCTGTACCAGATCAAAGCACAACTGCACAAAACTCTTTAAGAACTGATAAGAGCATCCTCTACCAGGTAAGCAAAATACAATTGCTTTACCTCGCATACGTTCTTTGATCTCATCGTAGTTCCAATCCTCTGCTTTTTTCTTAGTAGGCGCAGCAGCCTTTACTGTAAAACCTTTTGCCATTTTGGATAATTACCTTCAAGTCAATTTTAACTGTATAATCCTTATTTGTCAATAAGAACCTTCTGACATGTCCTTGTCTAATAAGTCATCGAATTCCTCATAGTCTAACTTATCTGGATGATCTTTAATTTCTTTCTCCCAGTGTTTATGGAATGCCTCTTCAGACACACAGGGGGCGATACATGTTTCTTCGTCGTAGATATGATAGATTTTGTCAGTCATAAGAAGGAGTTATAAGTTCTCAGAACACATAGTATATATCGACCCTTTTGGGAGGATTTTTTTCCTGAGAATTTTTCTATATGTATTATAACACACACTCGATATTGACTTTTGTAGGTTAGGGTCTCTATCGTTTTTTATTTCGCACGGCCGCTTCGCTAACCGTCACACGTCTACAAACGACTGTCAAATACGAACTGTCGAGTAGACGTATCACACACGAATGACTACCACGACTCGACGTTGCCATTACGCATCACAACGTCTACTGTATTTCGACGCATAAAAAAAACCCCTCCGCTTAGGAGGGGTCGGTATGCACTCTTCGTGCTTACGCCATAACCAGAGAAGCAAGTCTATCTCTTTTACGGATTTGGCGAATTGACCAGAGATTACGTCTACCATTTTTCTTAGTAGCGTGTAGGATTCCCTCTCTTTCCAAATCAAGCATAAATCCGTGGATTGTGCCTTTATGGCGAGCAGGGTCTAAACCCATTGTCCTGACCAAATCGCTGCAAGTGAGTTGACCATGACGAATGAGACCTGATCTAATTTTGCAGCGAATGAGTGATGATAACATAAGGAGCGACCTTTGTGTGTACTCTCTTATTATAGTCAATAAAAAACCCCCTTAGGGGGGATAGTGCCTTATGTTAACAATTTGTTATATAAGGTTTTTGTGGATGCGACGGTAGGCAACCCATGTAATCGCTTGTATCTCAGAAGCGGTTAGAGTTTCGCCTTCTATCTCACTAATGATTTTTGCTGCCGTCCTGTAATCCTCTTGAATCATTTTATAGGTTTTAGGAGTCATTCCAGGAACGTCTTTGATAGTTGTTACAGTGCCATTCCAAACATTGTAAGAGTGACCATCAATAGTACAATCATCAGTTTTGCCGTTAGTGCTTATGTTGGCATAAAACGATTTTGTCTTTTGCCCTGATAGAATCCCTTTGAGAGAATCATCATCACTAACGCTACCTTCAATTATTGCGATTGCTTTTGCCTTTTGCTTTTTATAAGTGCAGGGTTTGCAATCAGTTAATTCAAGGTCGTAAGCATGTGCCCGTAACATCATTTCGGCATCTTCGATATTTCTATTCCATTTGTTGCTAGGAGATAAAGCACTGATAACGGCACTAACAGTATTAGAAGTGACATTGTACTTTTTCGCTAGAGTACATGCAATAGAATAAGCATCGGAGTACCAACTTTTTCCTTTAACTCTATCTACCTTAGATGAACTAAAGTACATAGCGATAATAGAATCTAAGTGTTGGGTCATTGGACTTGCTTAACTATTAATATAATAACATGCCACAGTGACCTTTCTAGGGTCTTAACATTATTGTAACAATGTTAAATGCCAGTCCTTATGACATTAGATGACCAGTCCAAACCGTCGGCAACTACATTACGGGCAGTCGGGTTTTGACATATGATCACCGCACATAATGCGATAATAACAAATTTCATAAGCGGTGTGTAACTGTTTACATGATACCATAAAAAAAGACCCCTTAGCGGGGTCTTTATAATTACTTTACAAACCGTTGATATTGGTTCTTTGTAAATGTGACGCTTTGGTCAATGTAAGGGAGAATTGAATTTATCCCTTTCTTAATATCCTCTATGAACATATAAAATTCATAGTTGTGAATATCAAGTCGTCTTTGAAGATCCGTCCCATACTGTGATAATGTAATTATCTTGCCAGTTGGTTTGCGTGGTTTGCGATTTACCTTGACGGTTTTAGCAATCACCTTACGGGTCTTTTTGACTGAAGTAGCGGGCATTGATCAGATGCGTGTGTACTCCCATAATGTAACATAAAAAATGCCCCGTTAGGGGCATTGTAATATTTTGTTGTAATTAGTCTTGAGAGATGATAGCGTCAAGTGTGACTAATAGTTCATGACCATTTTCACAGGACTCTAGCAAATCAATCATTACATCAAAAGTCATTTTAAAAAATGCAAGGTTTACGGTGTGATAGAATTAATCTATCAATTCATCATACTCACGCCACTGGTTAGGGGTGATGTTTTCCCGTGGTGCGGATTCATCCAACATATCGAAGATTGTAAAATCTTCGGGGTTTACCATATTCAATAATGAATCGTAAACCTTAGGATCAAGAGCGTTCATAGCACCTCTAGGATAATAAAAATGGAGGGAGTTGCCTCCCTCCGTATCATATATCTAAACTGAAGTTAGTACACCAGTTTTGATAGAATTGTTTACAAACCTTCCAACGGATTCGTTAGAAGTCACAACGGTTGAGAGTTGTGAAGCAAATGCGTTTAGGTCAGCGATGCCGTAGGTATAAGACCTGCCGCCATTAAATGTGACTTCAACTGTATCTGCTTTAGCACCTTC